CTTAAAACCACAGAACCCAGACTTGCCAAAAGACCCAGCCACAGAAAATGGCGACGTAATGGACGGAGTCAAGCTCAAGGCGTTCCCTGGACAGCAACATGACGCTCATATTGTGAGCCACTTAATTCAAGGTATCTCGCCAATCCTCCAATCCAATCCGTTGGCTGCGGTGGAGCTGCAAAAACATATTTTAGAACATTGCCGCCTAAGAGCAGAAGAGGATGTGGAAGCAGAGCTTTTCAAAACGTATGGCACAGACCCTGAAAACATGGTGTCTGACTTGCAAAAAGAAGGCATGATTGCCATAAAGATTGTTGAAAATCTTCAGCAGGTACGGGAACTTCAAAACCAGCTTGTGGGCGACCAAACAGACCCATTAGTTGAGTTGAAGAAGCAAGAGCTGCAACAAAGCGCCCAGCGAGATCAAGCTAAGACGCAAGAAGCCAGCGCCCGCCTCCAAATGGAGCAGATGGACAAGCAAAAGCAAGACCAAATTGACTTGGCTAAAATCCAATCTAACGAAAAAATTGCAAATGAACGTATTATGGCTATGTTACAAAAAGGAGCCCAAAATGCCTCTCAAACCCGGAAGCAGTAGAAAAACAGTTAGTGGAAACATCCAAGAACTCGTCGACACATACCAGTCTAAGGGGCGTATCGGTACGAGCACTCCTAAGTCTAAAAAAGCTGCGGTCAAGCAGGCGGTGGCGATTAGCCTTAAAAAAGCGGGCATCCAAAAGAAAGAAGAAGGTGGCTCGGTTTCGTCGGCAAAGCCCCGTAATGTGGTGGCTAGTCAGAAAAGGGCTATTCAAAAACGAGGGGGGACTGTTACGTACAAGCGTGACGGAAAACTTCCTGTAGGTATTTATTGATTTTTTGAAATATACTGTGTATATTCACAGTAACTAGCTATCAAGAGGGGCTAAAAGTCCTCTTGCAACATGGTAGGAACCATGCTCAAGTTTACAGAAAACTTGCTACACGAAATTCGCCGCATGCGGCAGGATACGGAACAACTCGTAATCTCGGGGTCCATGAAGAATATGGAACAATACCGCCAGATGATGGGTAGGCTTGAGGGCTACACTTTTGTTGAGCAGGTCGTACAAGACATGCTTAGGAAAGAGACTTTTGACTAACCCTGTGGAGAAAACCGTATGGAATTGACTGCATTAGAGCAGAAATGGGCAGACGAGAAGGCAGCAAGAGGGCCTGAACTTGATGACGCCTATAACGAAGATGGGCAACTAGAGCCCGATAGGATTGAGGAAGCGGTTTTAGACCGTATTCCAACTCCCACAGGATGGCGTATTGCTGTCCTACCTTACAGGGGCACAAATAAATCTAAAGGCGGTATTTTATACGTCGAAGAGACCAAAAAGCAGACCCAAATAACCACAGTATGTGGTTACGTCTTAAAAACTGGTCCTTTGGCATATAAAGACGAGAGCAAATTTCCTACGGGAGCGTGGTGCAAGGACGGTGATTGGGTAGTTTTCACCCGATATGCAGGTTCCCGTATTGGAATTGACGAAGGTGAAATCCGAATCTTAAATGATGACGAAATCATTGCTGTTATCAACAACCCCGAAGATATTTTGCACATGTAAGGAGCAACAATGGGACAAGTAACTGAAAATCCGACTTACGACATCGAAGTAGGGGCAGAAAACGCACCCGAAGTTCAAGTCGACATAGATGATGAGGGCAAGGCAGAGATTGTAGAAGACCTTGCTCCAGAGCCTGACAAACCTGCCTTAGCAGAGCCTGTAGACAAAGAGCCTGCTAAGGAAGAAGCCAATAACCAGGGCGAAGAGCTCAAGGAATACAGCGATACCGTTAAAAAACGGATTGATAAGTTGACTTCTAAGCTGCGTGAGGCAGAACGCCGTGAACAGGCAGCTTTGGAGTTTGCAAAAGGCGTTCAAGGTCAGTTCCAGCAAGCCCAGCAACGGGCTGCTACCTCTGACTATGGCCGCTTGGCAGAAGCCAAGAGCCGAGTAGACACTCAGCTTTTGACTATTCGTCAAATTATCAAAAAAGCCCGTGAAGAAGGTGACATTGACACCGAAACCGAAGCTCAAGAGCGCTTAGCCTCTCTAGCGCATGAGCAACGGGAGCTTGCTGGCTACTTAGAAAGAGGTGCAGAGCAACCTCAAGCACAGATTTACAACCCGCCTATCCAACCACAGCAGATTTACCAACAACCTCAGTTTCAACCTCCAGCTCAACAGGCTCCACGGGTTGATCCAAAGGCAGAGTCTTGGGCAGAAGAAAACCCATGGTTTGGTCAAGATACAACGATGACCTACGCTGCTTGGGGGATAGATAAACAGCTTCGTGAAGCAGAAGGGTTTGACGGATCATCAGATGAGTATTATGATGAGCTAAATCGGCGAATTAAAGCACAGTTTCCGCAGAAGTTCGCTGCACAACCTAACAGGCAACAACGGCAACCCGTGCAGGCCGTTGCACCTGCAGCCCGGTCATCCGGAGTAAATACTAATGCACGCCGCAGCGTAAGACTGTCTCCTAGTCAAGTCGCTATTGCTAAAAAACTTGGTGTTCCTATTGAGGAATATGCCAAATACGTAAAGGAATAAAACCATGACTGATACTGTTAAATTTAATCGCAGCTCCCGTAACGCTCAAACACGTGAAAAGACTGCGCAACGTAAACCATGGGCACCTCCTTCTCGTTTGGATGCTCCCCCTGCACCAGATGGTTTTAAATATCGTTGGATTCGCTCTGAAGTTCAAGGCTTTGAAGACAAGCAGAATGTGTTTAGTAAGCTTCGTGAGGGATATGAACTCGTTCGTTTAGAAGAGTTGCCCGAAGAATATCAAAACACCATGCCTACTGTTGAAGATGGTCGGAACAAAGGAGTCGTCGGAGTTGGCGGCTTACTTTTAGCGAAAATCCCCGAAGAAACTGTCAGTGAGCGTAATGCTTATTACCGCCAACGTGCAAGGGACCAAATTGAAGCAGTAGACAACAATATGATGAAAGAGAATGCGCATTCAACAATGCGTTTTCAGCAGCCAGAGCGTAATACTCGTATTTCTTTTGGTGGCTCTAACTCTAAGAGTGAAAGCTAATTAATTTAATTTTGGAGAAAACAAATGGCAAACGTAAATAAAGCCTTTGGTCTTCGTCCTCTAGGAAAACTAGGCAGTAACTACAACAGCGATGGTGATACACAGTACAAAATCGCTAGTGGTACGGCTACAGCAATCTTTCAGGGCGATACCGTAACTTTCGGTGTTTCTGGTAGTGTTTCTACCGGTTTCATCGTAAAACACACCCCTGGTGCAGCTAACATTCTTGGTGTTTTCCTTGGATGTAACTACACCGACCCTACAAGCAAAAAGCCTGTATGGCGTAACTACTATCCAGGTGGCATCGCTGCTTCGGATATCGTAGCTTTCATTGTGGATGACCCTTATGCTCAGTTCTTGGTTCAGGCTTCTGGTGTCGCTGGCGTAACCGCCATCGGCCAAAACGCTGACTTAGTACAGACAGTAGCAGGCAATACCACAACGGGCGTTTCTGGATTAGAACTCAGCACTGGTACTTTGGCTGCTGCTTCGGCACTTAACGTCAAAGTTATTGGTGTTACCGCTGATCCTAGCAACGATGACTTAACCGCTGCATACGCTGACTTGATCGTTACGATCAATGAGCATCTGTATAAAGCACCAACAGCAGGAGTTAGTTAATCATGGCTATCACTCGTTCACAACTAGTTAAAGAACTAGAACCAGGTCTTAACGCTTTATTCGGTCTCGAGTACAAGCGCTATGAGAACGAACACGAAGATATCTTCGAAATTGAAGATTCTGAGCGTGCGTTCGAAGAAGAAGTTATGTTAACAGGCTTCGGCCAAGCCCCAGTTAAGGCTGAAGGTGCTGGCGTTAACTATGATTCTGCACAAGAGTCATTTACCGCTCGCTATACCCACCAGACTATTGCATTGGCATTCTCGATTACCGAAGAGGCAATCGAGGACAACCTCTACGACCGTTTGGCAAGCCGTTATACCAAGGCTTTGGCTCGTTCAATGGCTCACACCAAGCAGGTATTTGGTGCGTCCGTATTGAACAACGCCTTTGACAGCAACTATCCAGGTGGCGACGGCGTACAGTTGTGCGCAACAAACCACCCAACCGCTCTTGGTCCAAACTTCAGCAACCGTCCTACGACTCCTGCTGATTTGAATGAGACCTCCCTTGAGCAAGGTATCATCGACATCGCTGGTTTCACAGACGAGCGTGGTTTGAAGATTGCCTTGATTGCTAAGAAGTTGGTAGTTCCAAAAGAACTCCAGTTCACAGCAGAGCGTTTAATGAAGTCTACTCTCCGTACTGCTACGGCTGATAACGACATCAACGCTATCAAGTCTATGGGTCTAATTCCTGATGGATTCGTTGTTAACCATTACCTAACCGACGTATCGGCATGGTTCTTGTTAACTGACGCTCCAAATGGACTCAAGATGTTCCAACGTGCCCCAATCCGTACAGCTTTCGAAGGCGACTTCGACACCGGCAACGTACGCTACAAGGCTCGTGAGCGTTACAGCTTTGGCTGGTCTGATCCACGTGGTATCTACGGATCACCTGGCGCAACCTAAACCTTGTTCACGTGAGGTTAGGCCCCACTTCGGTGGGGCTTTTTCTTTTGTCTTTTAGAAATTTCGTTAAAGTGCAAAATTCTATGGCAGTTAGCACATAGGACAAGGCATTTTTTAACTTCTTCCATTGCCCTAGTGTATTGATAGTTTTTGACGTAGTAGCTGACTTCCCGGTCTTTTTGTTTGGGGTCTTCGTGATGAAAGTCTAGCGCAGCAGGATGGTTTTGGTCACAATAACTGCATTTCAAACTGGCTTTAAATGCAACCCATTTTTCTCTTTCTTCTTTTTTTCTTTTATAAGTAGCAATAAGTACTTTTAATTTGTTTTTCTTGTAATGATTGGCAGAACCCCTACGCAACGCCTGCTTTTTTCTTGGATCGTTTGGGTCTTTGTAAGGCATCGCTCTGGTCTATCCTGTATTTCCAATAGATTGCGTGCTTAAACGACCACGGGGTACTAGGGGTATAAATTTTAAAGCCAGCATTAATTAACGAGTTAGATGAAGCAGGGTTATCGGTTGTATCTGTAATAATCCAATTCCAGCCTAATTCCTTGGCCTTACGGATTCTTACATTAATTAAACGTCTTTGCAAACGGTGCCCTGTGTACTCATCTAAGACCCCTGCACGACAAAGGTAACCCGTGTCTGTAAATCGTTGTGATCTTACTAGCCCAGCAAATGCTACTGGTTTGCCTTCTTCTGTGTAAGCTAACCACCAATGCCCGTGAGTTGGTTTGTAAGGAGCATCCGAAGGCAGTATTTTTTTCTGAAGGTAAAGAATTACGGTCTTATTAGACTCATTGCGTAAATCAACCTTCTTAATGGTAAATTTCATGATTCGCCTCCGGGGATAACCCATTTTATCTAAAAAACTGTTGCAACCAAATGAATTTAGGGGTATAAATACACCAGGAACTGGGATTTTTTATTCCTGTAGACTGGCCCAGCAGACGATGCAGAGACTACAGGAAAATGTACTGCATATACAAGGAGTTATACCATGGCACGTACCTCATTTACAGGGCCAGTGGCCTCAGCTAACGGTTTTATTACTACAATTACCGATACTTCTACCGGCTCATCTACCTTTAACGCAAGCACAACCGAAGTAACAATGACCGGTGCAGGCGGTGTTGGCGGACGTACTCTTTTCCAGCTAAATGCTGATGCTGCTTTGGGTTCGTTTTCAAATGCGTTAAAAGCAAACGTTGTTTATGGTGCTAGTGGTCGCACAACTGGTCTAGGTTCAGCTTTTGTAGCTGAATTAACCCTTTCGGCAGGCACTTCTTCAGGTACTTATGCTCCTGTTGAAATTGAACTTAATGCCCCAGCAAGTGCATCAACTGGAACCCTTACGAGCTTTATCCACGCATCAACCCAAGGCGCTAACGTAGCTGCGGTTGACGATAATGCCGTGTTCTTTAATCTTCAGGGTGTAACAGCAGGTTCTGGACACATTTTCCAAACTGGTACAACGCTTGGAACTGCAGGAGCTACTATTAAGGTTAGGGTTGGTAATAACAATTTCTTCTTGCCCCTTTACGCTACTCAGATCACCTAATGGCTGTGCTAGATAAAGAATACCTGTTGGATTTGAGAAATCAGGCACTTGAGCAACGGCAAAAGTACTTAGAACTTATCCAACAGGCTAATGGAGCAATTGCAATGGTGGACGTTTTGTTAACTGAAATAGATCGGCAAGAGCCACCAGCAGAACACGAAAAGGATTAATTATGCTTCAATATGACGTCTTATCAACCGCAATTGCTGCAGGGCAAACTGATGCTGCTGTTTTTGCTGGTCCTGCTAGGATTAAAGGAATGGTAGTAGGTGTTCCTGCTGCTGGTGGCACTTTAACCCTTAAAAATGGCTCAGCTGGTACCACAGTTTTTAGTTTTGTAGCTCCCGCAGCAGCTCAATCCCTTAACATAAGCATCCCTGGCGATGGTATTCGTTGCAGTAACGGTATTTATGCAACCACCCCTGCTAATATGACCGTTACGGTGTTTTATGGCTAAGAACCCTTCCCTTGCTATTGGGCGGGGAGAAAAGCTCCCTGTAAAACAGGGAGCTGGACTTACTGCCAAGGGAAGAGCCAAGTACAACAAGGCAACAGGTAGTAAATTAAAAGCCCCTGCACCAAACCCAAAAACAAAAGCGGACGCAGGCCGTAAAAAATCGTTCTGTGCCAGAATGTCAGGAGTAGTAGCGAAAGCTAAGGGTCCTGCAGAGCGTGCAAAAGCTTCATTAAAACGATGGAACTGCGCATAATGGAAGAAATACAAACAGCTAGGGAGTTAGCGACACATGCAAACGATATTAAACATCTTCAAGCGGATATGGACAAACTTGTTGGAGACATGGACGAAATTAAAAAGTCGATTCAAATAATCCAAAAAACATTGTCTGAAGCAAAAGGAGGCTGGAAAGCCTTGATTTGGGCAGGTGGAGCAGTTAGTGCTGCAACAGGAGTTATTGGCTTTATTATGGGCCATTGGGGAAAATAAATGGTAAAACGTGTAAACCCCACCCCTTCTGTTCCTGCAACTCCTGCTAAACAAAACCCTAATGCAACAGACAAGGTAAATAAAAACAAAGTTGATCCAGGATTTAAAGAAGTATTGGATAAGGTTCGTGGAAAGAGTCAACAAGACGTACCTGATAATTACAAAAGTGGAGGTAAAGTAATGGCAACAAAACCCGGCTTATATGCCAATATCGCAGCTAAAAAACGCAGGATCGCTGCGGGTTCTGGCGAAAAAATGAGACCAGTTGGAGCAAAAGGTGCGCCTACCAAACAGGCGTTTATTAATTCGGCTAAAACGGCTAAAATAGCTAAGCCAGCCAAACGTTCAGCGAGAGGAAGATAAATGGACTATAACGCAAGCAACACAAACCGCCACAAGCTTATGGCTATGGGCAAACCAATCAAAGCCGCTAAAGGAGGCGAGATGAAAAAATCTGCAACTAAAGCTTCTGCTGGTGCAAAAGCTGATCGCCAAGGTCGTGCTTTGTTACCCGGCAAAATGGCTAAAAACTTGCCTATGATTGCACCACAGTCTGCGTATAAAAAAGGCGGAGATGTAAAGCCTTCTGCTTACGACAAGATGCAAGATAAAAAATTGGCTGCTCATGCAAGCAAGCCAGCAAAGGTAGCCCACAAAAAAATGGGCGGCATGGCTAAACGTAGTTGCAAATAAGGAGTAAATGATGAAAAAACGTGGCGTAGGTGCAGCAATTAAAGGTTTTGGTGCAGTATTCTCTGAGACTACCGAGCAGGCTAAAAAACCTGAAAAAGTAGACGTAAACTTTGAAAATCAAAAAGTTTGCGGCACAGTAGATACACCAAAAGACAAGCGTATTCCTCAACCTACCAGCTTCTGATAACTAATGGCCACGTCAGGTACAACTACCTTTGACCTGGACATTGAGGAGCTGATTACCGAAGCGTACGAACGCTGCGGTATTGAGTCTCGCACAGGTTACGATCTAAGAACAGCAAGGCGCTCGCTGAACTTGCTGTTTTTGGATTGGGCAAGTCGTGGCTTAAATTTATGGACTATACAAGAACGATCACAGGCTTTAACCGCCAACGTATTCGAATACAATCTACCCACGGATACAGTAGATGTGTTGTCTGCGGTGGTTCGTTCTCCCCAAAGTCCTGGACAAAACATTGATATTACCCTCAATCGTTTTAGCCAAGCAGAGTGGCTGCATACTCCTAATAAATCAGGCACTCTAGGTCGTCCAGCGCAGTTTTATTACCAACATACTAATCAGCCAAAGGCATACTTTTTTCCTTGCCCTGATGACTCACAACCCTATACTTTTGTGTACTACGCTATTCGCAGGATTCAAGATGCGGGTGGTTTTACCAATACTGCAGACGTAAACTTTAAGTTTTTGCCATGCCTAGTTTCAGGTCTGGCTTATTATGTTTCAATGAAAAAAGCCCCTGATCGTATGGTTCTTCTTAAACAAATCTACGAAGAGGATTTTAAACGGATTTCTGAGTTTGACAGGGATAGTGCTAGTTATTATGCTGTTCCTGACACACGTCTAAACTACTAAAATGGCTTATGCACAAGGAAGACTTGCCTGGGGTGCCTGTGATCGTTGCGGACAACGATTCTTCCTTAACGCCTTGCGAAAAGAGTGGCAAGGACTTAAAACATGCCAATATTGCTATGAATCAAAGCATCCTCAGTTGGAGCCACGCCGTAATGTCTCAGATGCTATTGCATTGCAAGAACCTCGCCCAATTCCTGACGATACGTTTAACGTATATATTGGGGTTATTGGAGACAGCGCTATCGGGTCTAACGGCATGGTTCCTGTACCTATTTCTAATCCGACCATTGCAGTAACTTATGCGGGCAACATGAAAGCAACGGGATTATGAACTACT